CAATTAATTCTTGACCTGCTCTTATTAAATCTGCATTAGTTATGTTGTTTGCTTCCATAAAAGCTTTTAAAGGAATACCAAATTCTTCTGCTATTTGACTTAAAGTATCTCCTTGCTGAACTTCAACTGTAGTAGGTGACTCTTCTTCACTTACATCACTAAAAGCACCAGCTTCTATATTGTCACCATCTATTAAAAGTTTCATTGGTTCATATACTTTTGCACCTTGAGTTCCAAAACCATATTCACCTGTCTGTAAAAATCTAATCATGCGATCTGCTTCTGATTTACCAGTTACGTTAGTTATAAACATTTTTTCTTTTTCTTTTTGTATCGCTGTTATAAGGTTATCTCTGTTGTCTTTTGTAATACCTCCCATGTTTTGCAATTCTGTGATCACTCTTTGTTCTGTTCTTGGTAATTCTTGATTACCAAAAAAACTTGCACTATTGGTATCAACACCTTCTGCATTTGTAGGCACACCTTCAAGACCACTTTCATTCTGATTTATTATTTCAGTATTAACATCATCTTGTGTTGCTGAAGGATCTACAAGTGTATTTAATTGATCAATAAGTTTTCCTTCGTATTTGGCTTGTAAGTCTAAGTATTTCTCTTCAAAACCTTGTGTACCAGCATCTTCATTTTGTAATCTCCATTCTCTAAATTCTGTTTTTAAATCTTCTGTATTTACTTTTATTAGTGAAAGCATCTGATCTTTTCGTATTGCTTTATATATTTTAAATTTATTATCTGTTTCTAATAATAGTTTTGATCTATTTTCATATCTAACAAAATATCCATTAAGAGGTTCTAAAATACCTTTGTCAACAGAACCAGTTAAGGTCATTAATTTATTTAATAACGTAAGATTTTTTTGAGTTTTAGGTGTTCTATCATCAAAAAACCAACCTATTGCTGCTGCTCTAGAAGAAGCTAAATCTTCATAAACATTACCTGAATAGATGTTTGCTTGAACTTGTGCATATCTTGATAATGTATCACCATCTAAAGCTGCTGCATTAGTTTCTATTGAAGCTGCTTTCTGTGGGTTAGACCCTTTAATTCTTTCGAGTAAGTTTGCTGCTTCTTCTCCTTTATTTGCATTAAGTAAATCAACATATAATAATAAATTACTATTTAATTGTTCTTCTTTTATTCTTTTAGCTTCTGTTATTAATCGGCTATCTTTTTTGGCACTATAGTCTTCAACACCTTCTGTAAGTTTGTTTCTAGTAGAAATAAAATCTGGATGATTTGTAAGATTTAATTTACCACCAGCACCATAAGGAAAGAATTGTGCAAATCCAAACAGTTCTCTAGCAAGTTCTTCGTCACCTGTCTCATAACCTATCTCTTGTGCTTTAGCAGCCAAACTATCTAATATAGATTTATTAAGAGTTGATCTTTGAGTTTGAGTAAGACCTAATTTATTAACATCATTTTCAAAAGTTTCTATTTGGTTCATCATCAATAAAAATTTCTTTTTATTAAAACCATCTTTTTGACTTAGGCTAGCTGAATACATTTCAAGAACATTATTGGCAATATTTGTAGCTGACGCTTCTATATTTGTAAATTCAAGTTTTTGATTTTCTTTTAATGCAAACTCATTAATTTTATCTTTTGCGTCTATAAGATAAGGTAAAAACTTTTTAGTAAAAGTATCTTCATCAATATCACCAACAGCATCTATAACTTCATTTATCTGTCCACTTTCCCAATTTTTATATTCTTGAGAATCTAATGTAAAACTTGATAGTGGTTTACCATCAATAGTTGTTGTGCGGTAAGAATTTTTTAATTTTGTTTCTAAAGTACCACCTAAAATTTGTGCTTTACTTCTTCTGAAAGCTCGATCATAAAATATATTTCCACCAATCAATTCACCTGATTTTAATATTTTTGTAGTTTCTTTAAAGTCATCTAACGAACCATCTAACGCATCATTTATGGCTTTATTAGCTTCTTTCTTGGCTTCTTGTTCAATTCGTGTACCAATAAATTTTTGTAAGTTAGGATTTACTGCCTGTAAAACACTTGCTAACTCTTCTGCCCCTGTCTTTGGCAATACTCTTGGCGGTGCTACAAAAGTATCTACAGGACTAGCTGCTGATCTAAAGGCTGTACTTTGAAAACTTGAGGTCATGCGAGATTAGCAATAGAAGTGTAAGAGTTAAGACCTGATGTGGCTACATTAAGTAATACAGAACCTAATGAAGGTATCTGATTATATGCCTGGTTTATATTACTTTGTAATTCATTACGTCTATTATCTCTCTGTGAAACAAGACCATCAACATTCCTTCTATATTGTTTAGTTGCTGATTCAAGTGCTTGATTTATAGATTCTCTAGCATTTGCTGACTGTCTTTCTGCATCACGCAGTAGATAACCAACAGTAAGACCTGCCTGTTCTGATGCTATGGTACGACCTCTAGCCTGTAATCCTTCTATAGTTTTTGCTAAATTTTCTTGTGCTGACGAAGCTCTTGTTTCTTTTAGATTATCTGCTAAAGCTTCTTGTTGTGCTGAGAAAGATTGTTCTGCTGATCTGTTTGCTATTAATGAAGATTGATATTGTTGATCTGCTGCTGCCCTCGCTGCGTTTCTCTGTGAAATACCACTAGCCAGACCAAGACCTAAAGACCCAAGAAAAAGTCCACCTTGAGTAGCAGTAAGTCCTAGTATAGGAACACACATTTAGGCAATCCTCAGAAATTCATAAAATGGTTTACTTTCTTTTCCATATTCTGCGTGATAATTAATAAAAGTAAACCCAAGACTTTTTAGCCATTTAATAGCTGTTGTATTCTCAGCATATACCATATTGTATAGCAAATTATAATTTTTCAATAGATCATCTACCCATTTCTTACCTTCTCTTACTAATTGTATTTTATATTTTCTATTACTAAACAACTCATCTGTTGTTATACACCATATACAACCATCACTTATTACACCACATAAACCCATTGGTTGATTTTCGTCACCAGCTATAGCTAAAACTTGTTGTCCATATAAATATGTTAGTCGTAGTGCATCTTCTGGTTCTTTTCCTGTCTGATAATAAGCTTCTATTTTATCCATCTCCCTCATGTTTTTACATACATGGTTAAGGTCATGTAAGTTTGCTTTTCTCAAATACCCCATTTAGACTCTACGACTTCTCATATAGAACATAGCTTCATATTCTGCACTTGATAACTGTGTTGGTAAGAACGTGTCATTCTTAACATCTATATCTACTCTATCTGCCCTACTCATTATTGGTACTCTAAACGTACCTGTCTCTAGATTTATCTGACCGATAGCAGCAGACGCAGCACCAAGCAGACGACCAGTAAATTTATGGGTACTTGTGTCTCTATTCTCAGGTGTTACCTCTACTTTAAAGAATCCAGTATCTTCAAACTTTATATAGAAGTGATGCAGTTGCAATCTGCCACTAATAAATTCACTTCGTTGACCTGCACCTTCTGTAAGTCTTTGCTGACTAAATCTATAGTGCATTAAGAAAGGTTCACCAATAATAAATTTACTATTTCTAAAATCACCATTAGCTGTAATGGTAGAGGTAGAACCATTTGTAGTGTTTGTTGACTGTATCAGTTGTCCAGATTTTAAGGTAACTGTATTACCCTGGGGATTTACAAAAGTACTTGTTTCACCGCTTGCCAAATATCTACCAACAATATTCATATTGGCTCTTAGTCTATAAGGAACTGTAAAGGTACTTACATCTGTGCTTGCGTTATAGGCAACAGAAACACCACTTGTTGCTTCTGTTACCTTATGGTCTAAATGAAATTCAAAGTCTGAATTAGTTTCTCTAAATTCTGCTTCAAAAGGTATCTTTTCTAATGACGTACCATTTGCTTCTTCTACTACACAAAACAAATCAGTACCAATAAAGTCTATATTTCTGATAGATCTGGCAGAATTAAAAGTATAAGTTGACCAGCTATTTAATATCTTCTGAAAGTTCTCACCATATAACCATCTGTTGATATATAGCTTGTTTGGATTATCAGTACCAAGCAAAACTAAAACATCTTCATTAGTAGATACAGCTAATTTAAAAACATTACTTGGTATCAGTCTTGGTACATGAATAGTGATATTACTAGCTTCTTTAATGGCTACATTTTCTTGAGTTATATATTCTCTTACACCAGCAAAACTACCTTTTTGAGTTAAGTAATAGATAGAAGAACCAGAACCTACAGGCTGTGCAGAATCACTAGACTCAAATTCTGTTGCTACGACTACGTTTGCAGTCTTTGGTGTTAAGGCATCAGAAGAAGAGGTAAGAACAAATTGCGTTTGATCTGAGAATAAGATCAACTGTTCTCCCATAGTTACTGCGTGTTTAAGAATCGCAACTTTAGTATGAGAAGCACCAACGTCTATAGGGTCAGAATCTATAACAGATATAACTGTCTCAGGAAAAAAGTTAAAGAACTCTGCAACTCTTGATAAGACAACATTATCATCAGCTAAAAAGCCTAATCTGTTTCTAAAGAAGAATACGTTATTTATAGTAGCTCCAATAAAAGAAGGGTTTGGTGCAGAATCTTGATCTCCTACAGTACGTTCACCCCATTTCGGTAATGTATAAGTAGTACCAGAGATGGTATAACTATCACCATCTACTCTTGCAAACCTAAAATTATTATCAGCCTGACGTATAAGAACGTGTGGCATAGTGTCATAGTTAAATTTAAAAGGTATGCCAGCTTCTACAGTCTCTTCCCATTGCCCTTCTTCAAAAGCACCACCATTATTAGTGACAAACTTAACGTAGTAATTATCAAAGTTTGTAGCTTCATCTCCTTTTATTTCTACAACATATCCATTGGGTGAAACTGTTGGTAGATCAGTAAATCTCTGTACTGAATCTTTTACTACTGTTAACTGTGTATTACCTTGAGAGTCACTACCATCTATAGAAAAATTACTGCCATCATTCTTTTTGATATGTATAACAGGACCATTACGAGCAATAGTAAAACCTGTAAGACCAGAGTTAAGACCTGATACTAGATCAGAAGCAACTGTTGTTGTAGATAATGTTGCATCATTTGTGGTGTCATCAGTAACAGTCACCCCATCTACAGTTATTGAATATGTAGTCTTATCTGATACCTGATTTATAAATACAACTGCTTGAGTTATATTGCCAGCACTTACCGCACTATCCATAGCAGTAGTCACGCTTGTATTTACAACAAAGGTAAAGTCAGCAATAGTAATAGTTTTTATGACACCTCTAGGATTAGAAGTATTTAGGTAAGCAGTACCATCAGGTTTGTTTACTGTTCTCTCAGTACCATCTAGTTCATAAACTTTGACATTACCATTACTGAATACAGCTACATATCTTTCGCTTATATCTCTATTGATAGTTTGAATATGAACATTACCAATAGCAGAACTTCCTAATGAAGTAATAAACTGTGTACCAGATCGTTTTGTAAGACCTTGTACTGGGTTACTATTTGCATTGTCTTGTATGTCAGCATGGTCAGCTTGCTTTGTAGAGTCAGCAGCTTGTGATACACCTCTTAGTAAAGTAGGTATTGCTCTTGAAACTACAGCCATAGTTATCTAATAAGTCCGTTTGCTGGTGAATAAGTATCAAAGACACTTGTTAATGAAGGATCACCTCTAAGTAAGTTGTGATCTCCATTTGCTAAATCTGTTTCCATTAGTATAGCTCTTGCCCTAGTTTCATCTTGTCCTGTATAAGTTCTTAACCCATCATCAGTAACTAATCTATCGACAAAAACTCTTGCAGCTTTAATGTTAATATATCTTCTTGCTGGTTCTGGTATCTCTTCAAAAGTTCTTAGATAGATAACAGTACAAATCAAATCTTCATCAAATTCAAATTTATTATTTAACCTGTCATATAATTTTAAACCACGTTGTATAGGATCAATCGTTGGGTGTTGATGTATGTTTGCATCAATCCTTAAAATGTCTTGTGATAGAGCTATTTGTTTAGAGTCATCTCTAGTAAGAGTTACATCTATCTCAGTATTAAAAGACCAACCTTCTGATTGAATCTCTTTATTAAATTCTGTAAGAGTTGATTGAGCTAATTTTACGTCTACAGGAAGAGTACCAATAAGACTGTTAACAGGTGATTCTCCTATAGCAGCCAACATAATGTTGATAGCTTCAAGTTCGGTGGTTGCAGCTACAGCCATGATTTAGTACTTTTTTATTTTAAGTGAGTCTCTCCCACCTTTCTTTTTTTTCTTTTTCTTTGATGAATACATAATAAAAAAAAGGGTATCTAATAATAAGATACCCTATAAATTGCAATTAAGAAGCAGATAACTTAATAGTAGCTGCACATTCTGGTCTTAGGATTCCATGACCTAATGCATACTTAGCAACCATTAATGTACCTTGATACATAATTCCGTAGTCAGAACCAGAGATCTCAGTTGTCATATCCATTAGCTTTACTGTACCAACAGCAGACTTATGGAAGACAAGACCAATAGTTTTACTATCGTCACCTGAGTAAGTGTTATTAGCACCACTTGGGTTAGATCCTACGTTTGCTTGAGGTACGTTGTTAGACATCATTACAGGGATGCCAGCAACTTGTTGGATCTTACCAGAAGCAAACGAACCATTACCACCAGGGTTAAAGTCAACGTCTACTGTTCTAGTAGCAGATTCAGCAAGTTTGTAGTACTCAGCAGGTGGTAATACACAGAAACGATCTGTAGGTGGGATGTCTCTTTCATCAAATGTCTGTGCAATGTCATAGATAGCTGCTGCTATCTCATCACCAGTTACGTTTGCTGACGCAGTATTACCATTAGCAAGTGTTAATACAAGACCACCATTACCACCTGTAAGGTTTGTAGATGCTCTTGAAGCATTTGCTATTTGCTTGGCTACGTTTTGATCGTATGTACGAGCAAGTGCTTTACCAAGCTCATCAGCGTAAGTTGCTCTTACGTCATAATGATTTTTTAGTTCGTCAATGTTAGCAACGAAACTTTGTGCAATTAGAAGATCATCTATGTTGATAATCTTTTCATTTGCCAAGATTTGGTTTGCTCCAACGAGAGGAGTACCTACTGTATGGTACGCAGCAGTAGCAGTTCCTAAAACAGGAAACTGTGCTGACTTACCACTTGTAATAGTACGAACTGAATGAAGTTGCTCGTTGAAAATGTTATTTCTGGCAAACGCAGTTAGGACCTCACCTGAAAAAATTTTAAGGAAAAGGGCATCAAAGCCTGTACCAGAATTATTAACCAAACCAAGGCGAGAGACTGTGGCGTTAGCCATAGGAAAACTCCTTGATTAATGTTTACAAATTTGAGTAACTAACTTCGTTTCAATCCTTTCTCACAAGTGGTATCTGACGCATCAGGCACTTAGATATTTAGATTTCTACTTTGTTAATTTATACTGACCCACAATTCCACTTGCGTAGTGCAAGAGCTTTGCGAGTTAACTTGCCATCTTTCTTTAATGGTCCTTTTGCTTTTGACATTCTTGCACAAAAAGATTTCCTTCTTGATTTTTGTCTAGGCGAAAGACCTGTCTTTTTTGTAACAGGTGCTTGCAAGTTTCCACCTGTTGCTCGGTTATATTTCCTACGACCAGAAGCAGTCAGACCCCCTGTTGGGTCTTTGTCCTTCTTGGTAAGAGATACTCCCTTAGACATAAAAGATGTAAGCTATTTAAAATATAGCATTATTACGCAATCTTTAAACTGCTTCTAGTATTTTTCTTTCTTCTATGTTGATAACTGATTTTCTTTGAACTGGTCTTAGCTGCTTTAAATCTTGCCTTTTCTTTACTACTCATCTCTCCTGTAGTTTTTGGAGTCTTACTACTAACTCTTTTAGAAGGTCTACAAGCAGGGTAAGGTCTGCCTTTCTCATCCTTTCCTCTACCACAGTCTTTACCTGTTTTTACATCTACCCACTTTTCATCAAACCATCTTTTAAGACTCATTTGCCTACTTGTTTCTGTGCTTTGTTATGAGCAGATTTAAATGATGTACCTTCACGCATAAGCTTCTTCATCATATCCATATGTTTTTTAGAATGATGCTCTGAATGTTTCTTCAGAGTTCTCATTTGACTAAGACTTAGCTTTGCCATTTTTCTTTTTCTTAGAACGTAAGATCATAAGATCTTCTCTAGTGATTTTACCATCACCAGTTTTGTCTAATTGTTTTTGTTTTTTAGATAAGGGCATAATTAAGTTTTACGATAACCTCCACCACGTTTCTTATAAGTTCTTACAAGCCACGCATTAGCATAAGCAGAAGGATAAACTGTAAACTTCTTCTTTGCTTCTGATTTTACTCTTGAATAGAGTGAAGGGTTTGTTGGTGTGTTAGCCATTACCTGCTTTAAAAACGTCAGAACCTTCGTAACGTGCATAGACGCTTTGTGTATATGCTACGTCTTTTCCGTAACGTGGATCATTAACAGCAGCTTGTACTTCTGCTGAAGATTGAAAAGGTCTTGGTCCACTTGCAGCAGGTCTGCCTGTTACTAAGTCTGGTTCTACTCCCATAGCATTTTGATAGCGTGAATACAAACCTTCAACTGCTAATTGAATAACAGGTGCGTCTGCTGTTTCTGTAATCTTATCAAAAGCTTTTACTTCTTGCTCAGATAAATTATCTTGACACCAGCTTGCCATCTGTTCATAAGATTCATCTCCACCGATAGAGTCTTTAATATTTTGTATTTGTTGTGTAGGTATCTCATCTCCTTCTGCTACACCTCTCAAACCATCAAGGTAGGTATCAACTACTTGTTTTGAAAAACCAGCTTCACCTAATTTTGAATAGTCATCTTCGCTAATATCTCCTGTATCAGTAAATCTTTTAGTGATGTCTTGTGCATCAATACCAACTTCTTCTAATACAGAAGCAAGACCATCTCCATAGTATTCTTCTGGATTAAATTCATCTGTGCTTTCTTCTTGTGTTTCTTCTGTAGCTTGATCTTCTTCTGTTACTGTACCAAGCTTACCTTCTAGCTCTTTATAACTAGCAGCTAAATCTTCTACTGATTTAAACTTACCAAGTATTAGACCATTCTCATCAGTTTCATTTTTAGCTAAAGTTTGTAGGTCTTCCGTAGAAACAGGTGGTGTCTCTGACACATTTAGTTGTGATGATGTCATAGTGGTTTTTTATTTAACTATAGTGAATTGTACTGCCATGTCTAGTAGTAACGTCACCAGACTTTTCTGGTACAGGGTTCTCTTCGTTAACACCTAGTTCGCTAACAATAGCTTTTTCAGATTGAGAGACAAACTTTCCGTCTTCATCTCTTTTCCTACTGGACTTCTTGGTTGGCATCTTGAGGTTCCTCCGTTTGTAGTTGTTGTGCCTGTGCATTATTTTTAGGATCAAGTAATGGAGATCCTAAAGCTGCTGGCCCAAGACTTTGAATAAGCTGTTGCTGTTGCAAAGCTTGTTGTTCTGCTTGGATTTCTTCTTGTGTTTTTACTAGGTTAGCAGTATCTATACCGATACTGGTAGCTAGTCTTTTTACTGCTTCATCCACATTTACGTACTGTCTCATTACATCTGGTCCTAAAGCTTGAGCCACAGTTGTTATAAACTCAATCAATTTGTTTCTATCATTACCCCTACCAAGACCTTGTAAACCTGTAACTATCTTTGGCTTGACTAGCTTATCTGGTAGCTTTGGTACTTTGCCTGACCTTACCAACATGTGCATACGTCTTTTCAAATAAGGTAGTTGAAACTCTTGAGTCAAGATACTGTAGATACCACCAAGACTATTTTCTAATTCTCTAGCCATAAGATTTATCTCTGCTGCTGTAACTCGTTCTGCGTCACGTTGTACTGATCTTGCCATCAAGAAGGCATACTCTAATCTTGATTCAATTCTTTGTATAGCAGAAAAAGATACGTTGAAGTCTGCCCCTTTACCTACTTGCATCACAGAAATATCTGAAGCTTGCCCTTCTCGTATAGCTCCATTAGGTGCTTTAGCTAAAGTCGCTGCTCTTGTTGTGCCATTTGGATTTACCAGAAATAAAACTTTCGCACTAGCAGCAGCACCTTCGATTATTGCTTGCATCAAAGACTCTAATGTAATCAAGTCTCCCCTATATTCTTCTACATAACCACGACCATAATCTTCACCATCAATCCGAATGAACCTAAGAGGAATCCAGGGTGATACATCTACCTTTGATCTGCCATCTGTGTTTGGTATTTTTTCTCCTTTACATTCTTGATACCACATCACATCATCATTCATACGTTTGATATGTGTATATATATCAAGATCATCTTTCATTTCCTGTGCGTCATAGTTCTCTTTCTTTTTAATCTGTTCTAAGAAAGCAGCAGGTAAAGCTTGTGGGTGTATAGATTCTTTGGTTAATATTTCTAATACATTACCTACTTCATCACGCTTGCAGACAAACTTGGATAGTGGATATACTTTCAATCCTTTATCTGTCAGGTAGAGAAGAACATTACCTGATACTACGAGATGCTTAAGTGCTTCAAACATTGCAACTCTATCGTTAGAAGTATCTATTACATTCTGTAAAGCATTTTCTATAACACGAAGACCTTTATCTATTTCACTTTCAAAACCTTCTTGCCCTTCTTTTCTAAGTTCAAGACTATCAATAGTCATCTTAAAAAATGTTTGGTCAGCAGGTAGAAGAGTCATCAATAGCTTATTTGATAAGCTGTTAACTCCTCTGGCTCCTACTGCTTGGAAAGGAGTTTTAATTTTACTTCTAGTACCAGTAGTTGACTCAGGTATAAGGCTAGGAATAGTAAGTTTAGAAGACTCTTTCGCTTCACGATCAAAGGTAGATCTTAGACCTACCATTGATTCATACCTACCTGCTGCTGTTGTGCCTTGTGCTGAGTATTCCATTTTAGTAGTTTAAGTTTCCCTGACCTGTATTTGGATTCCTTGATATACGTAAAGATCTAGTACCAGACCTTCTACCCATTCTTACAGACTGTCTTCTTCTACGAGAAGGTGCAGAAGTAGATGTAGTTTGTTGACCAGAGACAGTAGTACCAGCAGAAGTTCTACCAATAGTTCTCATCTTTGGTGCTGGTTCCTGTGGTGCTGGTGGAGTTAATGCCTGTGGAGGTGGTGTAGGTGTAGGTGTAGGTGTTCTTTCTACACGAGCTATCGTATTACCGCTATCTCTAGTATTAGGTTGCGGAGATTGAGTCGGTGGTGCAGGTGGGGGAGTTGGTCTTGGTGGTGCAGGTGGTCTGGGTCTAGGTCTTCTTGGAGGACACATGATAATTAAATGTTAAGGTCTTCAGTTGTGTTTCTTTTTTTTGTTAAAGGTATTCGCAAAGAACGTGTACCTAAACGCTTAGCTCTTTGTTGTCGTTGTCCTGTTCTCTTTCTACCTGTTTCTCCTGTAGTCTGTTGTCCTGTAACACTAGCTGGTGATGGTCTGCTTGGTGCAGGTCTAGTTCTATTACTACCTACAACAACTCTTTCAGCAGTAGGCTCTGGCTTTGGCGGTGTCGGCCTTGGCTCTGGTAAAGGTGGCGGTGATGGTCTGCTTCCGAAACACATAGTTAAACTCTCCCTCCAACTCGGCTAGATTTCTTTTTAGCTATTCTAGCCTTTGCCATGTTTTGTGCTTTTTTTCTATTTGCAGCTATATTAGCTTTTTGTTGTGCAGTTTTGTTACCACCACCACTTCTTGTTAATTTCTCTTCAACTGCTGCAAGGTTAGGGTCAACATAAGTACCTTCTTTCTTTCGTCTATTTATCTTTAATTCTTCTGTTGCTTTCTTTGTATTTTTAGGATTATCTACACCTGTCTGACTACCTGTTACAACAGGAGGAGAGTCATCAAACTCAAGTCTTTGAGGTTGAGGATAACTAGAACCACCACCAAGACACATAATTATTTCTCCAAAACTCTTTCAGTTAACATGGTTTCTTTCTGTCTTAGTTGTTGTTCTATAAGATAATCAACAACATACCTCTGCCCTGCACGATACCATATCTCTCGATCAGAAAGTGAAAGTTCTGGGTGTCTGTTAGGAAACACACTATCTAAACTGTTTATAAGTTCGTCAGTAATTACTGGTAAATTCACAGAGATTAAAGTGTTATATCTATATTATATGTTATCTTAATGATAGCAAGGAGTGGTTACCTTGTTGCACAGAAAAATGAAAAGACTCTAGGTGAGTGGTTCCATCTAGGGTTTTTTTTATGGGAACTTGTGCTATATTGTTTATTAAGTTCAAGACTTCGGTCACTATCACTAGATCTATATCCTCAGGTCTTTTCGTAAGTGCTATCAAGAACGAGGGGGTAATTAAATCTTTCTGCCGATCTCACATTTAGGTTAACTAACCTCTGACCTAAACGAAGTGTGCTAGGAAAGATAAGAGGTTTACAAAGAAACACCAATGACGGAGCAACACGTTGTTGGTGTTTTTTTATGGCTGCCAAAGTTTTACTTCACCTGTGCTGTAGTTATAGTCTCCTTCTCTTAGTATTCTTGTAAGCCTTGCGTTGAGGATAGCATCAGCAATACTATAACCTTTCTTTGTATATGTCTCCTGTACCTTAGACCATAGTGCATCTCTAGTATCAGGAGTATTGGCTAGTGTCTTGGAAGCAGTAACCATACCCATACCTTTAAGACCTGCGATACCATCACCAGAGTCACCAGCTAGTGACATCTCAAACCA